CACCATGTCCCCCCTCTCATTTTTGCGGCCAGTTTCCCAAAAGGACGTTACGTTCAGTTACAGTTTATTTTTTTTTAGAATAGAACCTAACCCCCTACAGAACTGGCGCCCCAAAATGGGTGGGGGGATGGTGGTGGTAGTGGTGTAGTGGTAGTGGTTGTTGTCGCATTTGCGCGCGGATAATCCGCCACCTGTGCGCGCGTAAGCGCGGGCATCGCTTGATTGACAATCGCGCCCATGCGCGTATGATCCCATTGTCGGCCCACTTCGGGCCAGCGCTCCGGCCGCCTAGCCGGAACAAGGAGCCAGCGCTATGACGCTGATCGTTTCCCCCCGAGTTTTCACGTCGAAAGCGGCCCTCAAAGCCGCCCTGGATGCGGGCGACTGCCCCGTGCACGAGCCCTCGATCATGGGCAGCTGGACCAAGCCCGCGGGCGACCTGCCAGTCGGGTTCAACGACGTCTGCACGAACCATCCGCTGCGAACGAAGTTCGCCCAGATCACCCGCACCACGAAGGGCTGGAAGGTGACCTAACCCAAGCGGCCTACGGGCCACCGGCTCAACAGCGCCCCCTCGCGGGGCCATCCCCCAAGCGTCGGCGCGTCAGCGCCGGCCATTACCCTAGCCGCCAATCCCGGCAGTTAGGCTAATGGAGGCAGCTCAATGATCACCACCCTCAAGTCGGCCCTGCCGACATGGCTCACCTCGTGGGCCTCATCCTGGCGGGCCGAGGACGGCCTGCTCTTTCTGTGCTACCTCGCCATGATCGTCGGCCTGGGCTGGCTGATCGGCAACGCCATCCACGCAGGCGGGGCCTGGGAGGACGAAGATGAACGCCCGTGAGCCAGGCGGGGTACCCCCCGCTAGTCCAGCGCCGGCGCTTGCGCCGAGGCCGGGCGACGACCCCCTGCAGCGCCTGCTGGTCGCCTTCGCCCTCGCCTTCGTGGCAGCCCTCGTCGTCCTGGCGACCGGATGCGGGGGCAGCCCCGACGACGAGCTGGCCGACGAGGCCCGAGCGGCCATCCCCCAGGCTCCCTCGGCATCCCAGGCAATTTGACGGGGCCGACGCATCGCTTGGTTGACACGCATCGGCACGCGCGTATAATCAAACGATTGTCCGCGCCCATCCCCGAGCGCTCCACCCGAGCCCTGGGGGATGGTCCCAGATCATCCAGCCCGGCGCTTGTGCCGGCTGCGCAAGGAGCACTTCGATGCCCTTCGACGTTTACGCGACCTACCCCCGCGCCAGTCTCGCCGCCTCCCAAGCCGCTTACCGCCGTGCCCTGGCGAACGAGCAGCTCGACCACAGCGACCTCGCCCTCCCAGCGGCCAACGTCAGCCCCCGCCTGACGACGGCCGAGCAGCTGGCCCTCGTCCTGGCGAACCACGAGCGCGGCCGGCGCAGCGAGGGCTACACGCCCCAGCCGCGCAAGTTCGGCGCCCCTCCTTCACCCTGACCAGCAACCACCGTGGCCGGCACGCCACCGGCGTAGCCGAGCCACGGACTGGCGCCGCAAGCGCCCAGGAACAAGGCGCGGGGATTACCCCCGCAATCTAGCAGACCCGCCGGCGCAGCCCGGCTAACCCAGGAGGCATCATGCCCACTCTCGCTCAGCTCATCGCCCGTATCTTCGCCAACACGCAAGCCCGCAAGGCCGCCATCGGACTGCCGCAATTCGCGGGCCAGCACCGCGCTTCGCCCGCACGCAAGCAGCGTCGCGAGATCATCGCCCACCTCGGCCGTCGCCAGGGCATCAAGTGGATCAAACACGTCCGGGCGAACCAGCGGGCCAACCGCGCCGAACTCGCCCAGCTCAGCTAGGAGCTACGCCAGCAAGGGCTGCGAGTCAGCCTTTGCGGCGTCACTTCGACGCGCTACCGGCCTGAGGAGGCCCCCCATGAGCAACCAAGCTAACGCGGGCAAGATCGTCCGCAACGTCTTGTCGGCAAAGCAAACCTTTGCCCTCACGACTCTCGTCGCAAGCGAGTACGTCAGACAGCCGAACCCGGACGACGAAACCTTCGCTGCGTTTGCGACCGAGCGACTCGGCCACACCGTGACCAAGCACAACGTGCAGGGCGCTCGGGAGGCCCTCGACATCCCGCACCCGCACAGCAGTCGGGCCCGCTCGGAGAACGCCGAGATCGCCGATCTCCAGCGCCGCCTCCTGGCCCTCGAGCAGCGCGTCCAAGTCTACCTGGACGGCTGCCTCAAGGACTCCGCCTGCGGAGCCCGCAATGCCAAGGGATAACCTCGGGCTCTTCAGCCCGGCCGACGTTCGCGCTATTCGGCAGCACTACGCTGCAGGCACGCTGAATGTCCGCGGCTGGGCGGATTCGCGGAGATGCGGTCTAGAGACAATCCGCCGCATAGCCCGGAGGGATACCTACCGCGAGGTCCCTGACGAGCTGGGCGCAAGCCCACCGCCAGGGGCGGTCGGCCACCCAGCGCCTTCCACCAGCGCGGCCGAGCCCTCGCAAGAGGAACTCGCAGCTAGCCTCGCCCGCCTCAGCGCTGCCGCCCAGGCGATGCCCCCGCAGCGCGCCGAGGTCAACCAGCTCCTCGATGACCTAGCCCGAGGCAAGGAGGCCGCGCGATGATCCAGCGCGTCCGCTCCGACCACTACGTAACCAGCGACGGTCAAACCTGGGCCGTCTGGCAGGAAGCCCAGGCGCACGAGAAGTTTCTCTTCCTCCGCGACGCGCTGCGTCGGGTCCGCCGCCCGGGCATCACCCTCGACGAGGTAACGCGAGAGCTGCTCGCAACCGAGGGCCTGCACGTTATCGTCGGCCTCCCCTCAATGAAACAAGGAAAACTGCTATGAGATACACAATCGTTATGGCGGCGCTGTTTCTGCGCCCCGACAGGGATTTTACTTCAGGCGACATCCTTCTGGTTATCGGAATGATAGTCTACGCTCTTGCCGGCGATGTGGTGGAGTATCTCAAATGAGACTCCCTCGCATCCTCGCCAAGCCGACGGCCCTCGAAATCGCTGCCCGCGAACTCGAGCAAGCCAAGCGCGACCTCCTTCAGCACGCCGCCTGGCGCGAGTACTACATGGCCCTCGAAGAGATGCTCGGCGTGCGCATCGCTCGCCTCGAGCAGGCCATCCACGACCTCTCGGCGCAAGCGCCCAAGGTTACTCCTGACCATCTTAGGGGCCACGCGTGATGAACACCTACAATATCTTGCAGGCCGAGTACACCTACTCGCACACCTTCGCGCCGCCGAAGCCGGCCAAGCCGTTCGAGGTCTTCGAGATCTCCTGGCGCGTCGTCGGCCAGACGAAGGCGCCCACCATCGACGCCGCCCTGCGGTATGCGAAGCTGGCGGGCTGGCCCTCGCCGGCTGTCGAGGCGCCCCCGCAAGCAGGCTTGCCCGCTAGTCAACCCAAGGCCACCCACCGCACCTACGAGGGAGCTGTCGTATGACCCGCTACACCAGCACTGTGGAAAGGGCGGGCCACGAGCTGCGCGTCACCTTCTCCGCCTCCCCTGGCGACCCCGGCCGCACGAGCGGACCGCCCGAGCGCTGCTACCCGCCCGAGCCGCCCGAGTTCGACCTTGAGAAGATCGAGCTCCAATGGAGCATCCCCGACGACCTGGGCCCGGACGCGAAGGCCCAGCGACCAATCTGGCTCGACCTTACCGACCTGCTGCTCGAGGTCGGCGGCGACCCCTTCGCGGAGGCGCTCGAGGACGAGCTGCTCAACGAGCTGGCCGACCAGGACGGCGAGGAAGATCCGCCCGACGACAACTGGCCCGACGACGAACCCCTTAACCACCGCATTGGAGAAGACGAGTGACCATCCCCCGCAAGATCCTCGATGACGCAGCCTTCTGGCACCAGCATGTGTGCCTCGGCTGCGCCGCCATCCAATCCGACGACTTCACGGCGGGCGACCCCTGTGAGGAGTGCGGGAACGAAACCGTGCTGGATGCCCAGCTGATCCGTCGGTGCGCCGACTTCGTGGAAGAGGAGGGCGAGTGATGCAAGCCCTCAGTCTGGAAAATGGCAAGTACGAGCTTCGCTTTGACGAGGCCTCAGGCGCGCTTACCGCTTGGCGCTACGGCGAACCCTGGCAAGACTTCACCGGCAACAAGTTCATTTACTTGCTGATGCAAGCCGCCCTGGCCGCAGCAGATGCGCAGCCAGTGGATGAGCTGGTGGCGTGGCAGCAATCCAATTACGACGAACTAGACGGATGGGGCGGGTGGTACTACGTTTCTCCTGGCGACGCAGAACGCACTAAGCAATGGGTCTGCCGAAGCCCTAAAACTCGACGTATTCGGCCTCTCTACGCCACCCCGCCAGCGCAGCCTGCAGCCCAAGCGCCGCTGGCGCGCGAGCAAATCGACGCTATCTGGAGCTCGCAGGGCAGCTTCACTGATAGGGAGTCGGACTACCGCTGCTTCGCCCGCGCCATCGAGCGCGCCCACGGCATCGGAGGCAAGCCATGACCTGCCTCGTCACCGGCTGTGCCCTCGTCCTGCGCAGTGAGCCCGGCACCTCGCTCTGGGGCGACATGCACTGCGTCTCACCGGGCTGCTTGATCTTCAACGCAGTCCTCGAGCCGAGCACAGGAGAAGCCCTGCGCATTACCCGCCCTCTCGACGAGCGCGTGCGCGCCTACCACCTCAACGAGCACGCCGAGATCTTTGAGCGTCGGGGCGTCCTTATCTTCGCCGTTGAAGACGCCGGCTGGAACGCAGCCCTCGGGGATTACCTCGAACTCTCTCAGCGAGAGCGTGATGCGGGCTAGTCTCACCTGGAAGCTGCGCCAGGGCTCAAGCTGGCTGATCGTAGCCGAGGTCATCCCGGCGGAGTCCGCCTCCCGGGTCGGCTGCACAATCCTTCGGGAGTTCGCCGGCCGGGCGAAGTACACTCCCCGCGACCTGGATGTAACAGGCGAGGTGCGCAAGTTCTCTTTCGTCTCCGACGCCCTCACACTGCATCTGCGGCGCCTCAAGGAGCACCCATGACGGTCGGCCAAGCCGTCTGCATTGTTCTCATCGTAGGCGCACTGCTGTGGGGACTTTTTAGGGGCGATTAACGCTTTGTTGACAAATTCACGCGCCCAATTATAATGACCATTGCGCGCCCAAACCGCGTGGGCTTACGTTGGCCGCCCAATCAAGTGCCGACACCCCCTCTCCTAGGAAAGCAAGATCATGAGCGAAACGCAAGAAGCCAAGCCCTCCAAGGCAGCCACCGTCTACGAAGACGTTACGATGACTGACGGCCGCGTCGTCAAGTTCCCCGGCAAGCGCAACTCGGACAAGACCATCACCATCGACGAGGCCGCCGGGACGGTCTCGGTCCGCTTCGACTTCCGCAACGGCCAGACTCGCGAGTTGTCGTCGGCGGACCTGTCGCCGCTGACGATGCTCCGTGCGCTGGGTCACGGCGTCGCGCAGAAGGCCGGCGACGAGTACTCCGGCGTCACCGAGATCGACGACATGGTTCTGGCCGTGGACGAGATCTTCACGCGTCTGCGCGCCGGCGACTGGGCTGTGGCGCGCGAGTCCGGCGACAGCACGGCTGGCGCCTCGATCGTCATCAAGGCGATCATGGAAGCCACCGGCAAGCCGGTCGAGTTCGTCAAGGACTTCCTGCAGAAGAAGCTCGACGCCGCCAAGGCCAAGGGCGAGAAGCTGTCCCGCCAGGAGCTGTACAACGCCTTCCGCAACCCGGCCACCCCGACTGGCAAGATCATCAAGCGCCTCGAAGAGGAGAAGCTGGCCAAGGCCACCAAGGTCTCCGGCGCCGATCTGCTGGCCGAGATGGGCTGAGTGTCCAGCCGGGCTTTGCCCGGCGGCCACCCGACGCGATGCACGCACTCCCTGATGACAGTAGCACGAGGACGATTGTGCTCCAAGCGCGAAAACGGCTAATCCCCGTTGCTGACCGCAGCACCCCTTCACAACGGGTGCGAGCAGATCAAGTCGGTAGAGAACTCCCTCTCATAGTGCGTCCGACCTGGGCACGTCGCAAAACGGCCCACCTTGTCTCCTCTCACCGCCCTTCGGGGCGTGAGCTTTCCCCAGGCCAACTTCGCAGTTGCCGCCTGGGGGGTTTTTCCAGACAGCCCGGCAAGGCTGCCTAGCAAAGCCCCCCTCAACCAAGGAGCCCACATGGCACGCAAACTCCCTCCGCCTGACCCCCGCGCCGTGAAGCGGGACGAGAAGCGACTCGTCGGCATCGCCGCCAAGCCCACCCCACGGCCTTCGGCCGTCGGCTCCCCAACGCCTTCCCGCAAGACTGGGGCGCGCAAGTGAGCCGCCCCCTGCCTCACGACGGCGACCAGCTGCCCACCGAGCTAGGCCGCCCACTTCCGCGCCCCGAGCCGCCGAAGCCTGGCTACACCCCGACGGAGACGCCCGGTGTCTACAAGGCTCCTGACGGCAAGCTCGTTACCGCTATCCCCGAGAACGAGCGGGCCCGCTGGGCGCAGCCGTATTCGTTTCTCGACCCCAAGACCGCCCGGGCATTTTGGGCTGCCGAGCAGGAACGCCTACGCGCCATCCGCGAGTTAATGCTAGCTCAGGATTACGGGCCGCTCGAGGTTCGTATCATTGCTGTTCACGGCGAGACGACTATCTACTACGGTCCACGGGCGGAGTTGCAGAACATCCCAAAGGAGCCTGGCGATGCCCCGCGGCCGTAAGCCCAACGTCGAGCCCTCGCTCGCCACGAACCTTCACCTCCCCGAGTCGGCGCGCACCCGGCTCGACCTGCTTCTGTTCTCCCCCCTCGAAGGGAGAGTGCCGAAGGGCGCCTACCAGCGCTTCTTCCTCGAGCGCCTCGCCGATTTCTTCGGCACCCGCGCTCTCGACCTCTCGCCCTACGTCAGCTCGCTCCCCGGTGCCCACGTAGTCCGAGGGACCCCTGAAACCCTCGCGGCCCTGGAGGCCGCGCTTCAAGCCAAGCAATCATGACCAAGCCAATCACCCACCCCGTCCTTGTAGCCAGCTACGGCTCTTCCTCGCACGGCCTCGACCCGAACAGCCTGATCTTCTTCAATCTCCCCGCCGACTGCGACTGTCCCGCCGGCTACCTCGAGATCGCTCGCGCCCAGGTGACCTTTACCCCTGCCGAGCGCGCCGATCTCGTAGCTCGCGAAGTCTCCATGCTGCGCGAGAAGATCAACGAGACCCGCGCCGAGGCCGAGATGAAGTCCCGCCAGCTCGAGGACCGCATCCAGAGCCTCCTCGCCATCTCCTACGAGGAGCAGCGCGATGTCTCCTGAGCTGCAAAGCAAGATCACCCTGTGGAGAGCCAAGGCCGCCAACGGCACCCTTACCCAGGAAGAGATGCGCGAGGCCATCACCGCGCTCCGCGCCGACCGGGTGGGCGCCGCTATCGCCTCCGACAAGTCCAAGCGCGCCAAGGCGAAAGCGGAAATCCCGGACGCCGGCGACCTGCTGAAGGAGATGGGACTCGACCTGTAACCAACCGACCTCTGGTCGGCGGCACCCCAGCCGTCTCTGGGCACCCGCTCTTCGGAGCCCACTAGCTAGGAAAGCACCCCCGCAATGCAAGCCAGACCGCCCTTCCCCACCGTCATCGACTCCTCGTTGATGAGTCACTTCCGCGCCTGCCCCCGCAGCGCATTTCTCGAATCGTTCCAGCATTGGAAACCGAAAGTGCGCAGCGTCCACCTCCATGCCGGCGCCGCCTACGCCCGCGCCCTGGAAGTCGCCCGGCTCGCCTACTACGCCGAGGGCAAGTCCGAACGGGAAGCCATCGAGCTGGGCCTCCACGCTCTCATCGTTGCCTACGGCGACTTCGAGTGCCCACCGGACTCGGCCAAGTCCCTCGAGCGCATGTGCGGCGCCTTCGAGTATTACTTCTCCGAGTACCCGATGGCGAGCGACTCGGCCAAGCCAGCCCGCCTCCCCGGCGACCGCCTGGGCATCGAGTTCTCGTTCGCCGAGCCCATCGACCTAACCCATCCCGAGACTGGCGACCCCTTGCTGTACTGCGGCCGCTTCGACATGATCTGCGACTACGTGGGCGCCCTCTACGGAGAGGACGATAAGACGACCTCGCAGCTCGGCGCCTCCTGGTCGAAGCAATGGGACCTACGCAGCCAGTTCACCGCATACTGCTGGGGCGCCCGCAAGGCTGGCATCCTCCTGGACGGCTTCCTCGTCCGCGGCGTCTCGATCTTGAAGACGAAGTACGACACGCAGCAAGCCATCACCTACCGCCCGGCCTGGCAAGTTGATCGCTGGTACGAGCAGATGCTTCGCGACGTCAAGCGGATGATCCAGTGCTGGGAGTCCGGCTACTGGGACTACAATCTCGACGAGAGCTGCAACTCCTACGGCGGCTGCGGCTTCCGCAAAATCTGCCTGTCCGAGCCGGCCCGCGAGGGCAACTGGCTGCGCCAGGACTTCGAGCGCCGTCGCTGGGACCCGGTCAGTCGCATCGAAACGCTGTTGGACTTGCCGGAGTAGCGGCGATGGCCCGCCAGCACATCTTCGCGGAGGGCCGCTACCTCGGCTCCCGCATGATCCCTACCAACCGCGTCTTCCCCGGCATGGACATCCGAGTGAACGACAGCTACGTCAAGTTCTGCGCTCGGTGCGGGGACATCTGGTGTCGCTTCATCCATGAGGCCGCGGAGTACACCCAGATCGTCTGCGAGCCCTGCCCCAAGCACATCGTTGCCGGCTACTGGGGCGGCACGCTCGGCTGCCACCCAACTTGGACCCACCTGCCCTACCTGTTCGCAGATGACTGGCCCCCCGACGCAGTCGCCTACGAGTTCAACGCTCTCTTATCCACCGCTCTGAAGGAGCTTCCATGAAACGTCTCATCATCCTCACCCTCGCCGCTCTCGCAGCTGGCTGCACCACGACCGGCCAGTTCGAGAATCGCCTCGTCCGCACCGTAGCGGGCGACCGCGCCTTCCTCCTCTCCTTGTACGGCCCATTCGGCCTGTCCTCGGAGCTGTCCGCCAAGGACATTGCTGCCATCCTGCCGAAGGAGGCCCGCAATGCCCCGTAACCGCTATCACGACACCTGCGTCGTCGAATTTCATGAGGCCTTCGGCGCGCCCGTAGCGTGGACGCCGACAGTGCCGCCCGAAGATCGGCGTGAACTGCGCTGCAAGCTGATCTTCGAGGAAGCCCTCGAGTTCATCACTGCATCTGGCGCGAATCTCTGCGTCAACGGCGAGGACATAATGCTGCAGAACGTCAGTCTCGTCTGGCCGAATACGCCTGACCTCACCGAAGCGGCTGATGCCCTCGCGGACCTCCGCTATGTGACCGACGGCGCCGCTCTCGAGTGGGGCATCCCCCTCGAGAAGTGCCTCCGCGAAGTCCACCGCTCCAACATGAGCAAGCTCGGCGAGGACGGCAAGCCCATCTTCCGGGCCGACGGGAAGATCCTCAAGGGCCCCAACTTCACGCTTCCGCAACTGGCGGAGATTCTCGACCTCTACAAGGGGATCAACAATGGTTGACGCAACACCCGCCCTCTTGGCAGGCCCCAAGATCCTCCTCGAAGGCAGCGCCGGCAGCGGCAAGACCTTCGCCCTCGGCTCGCTCGTCGATTGGGCAGCCCGCCAGTCGCCCGCCTACCAAGTCTTCGTCCTGTTCACGGAGAACGGGCTGGAGACCCTCCTGGGCTACTGGCGTGACCGCAAGCTCGCGGTGCCGGAGAATCTCCACTGGCACGTCATCCGCACGCCCGCCCTCTCGCTCGAGTCCCTGATCGAGGGCGCCGGCAAGGTCGGCATGCTCTCGTATGAGGCCCTGACGAAGAACATCGACCCGAACAGGGGGCGCAACAACCCCTGGGAGAAATTTCTCAAAGCCCTCTCGGACTTTCCGGATGATCGCACGGGTAAGAGCTTCGGCAACATCGGCACCTGGGACGCGCGCACTATCTTGGTCAACGACTCGTTGAGCGAGACCGCCAATGCCTGCATGCGCATGGTCGTGGGCAACAAGCCCACCGTCTCGCTGCCCGAGTTCGGCGTCGCCCAGGGCAACCTGATGAACTGGCTGCGCTACATGACGCAGGCCTTCCAGGGCACCTTCGTCGTCACCGCCCACGTTCAGCGCCAGGTCAACGAGGTCACCGGCACGACCCAGCTGATGACGAAAGCGATCGGCAAGGCGATGGCCGACGACATCCCCCCGCTCTTCTCCGAGGTCATCTATACCGTCAGGGAAGGGAAGGATTGGTATTGGGACACTGCCGCGGCGAACGTAGACACCAAGACGCGCTACCTCCCGATCCAGTCCAAGATTGCCCCCAACTTCGGCCAGATTATGGACAAGTGGCTGGAGCGTTCGCGCGTATAATCCCGCATTTGTGCGCGCCCACAATTCTGCCTGCCGCGCCGGCGAGCCGCGTCAGTCAGCCCATCAGCCAGCTCGCCACCACCCGTAACCGCAAGGAACCCTTTCCATGAGCCTCCACTTTGACCCCCAAGCCTTCCTCGAGCTGCCCGTCGATGTCGCCTTCGAACGTCGTCCCCCGCTGCCCGTCAAGGACTACCCCGCCATCATCGAAGACGTGGCTGCCCGCCAGTGGCAGTCGAAAGACAAGTTCAACAACGACGGCAGCCCGAAGACCGGCATCGCCTACGACGTGACTCTGCAGCTCCAGATCCCCCTGGACGTGAAGGACGCCCTGGGCCTGCAGACCGACACCCTCAAGCTCAAGGACAGCATCATGCTGGACCTGAACGACCAGGGCGGTCTCGCCACCGAGCCCGGCTCGAACCGGCAGCTGCGCCAGTACCGCGAGGCGCTGGACATGAACAAGCCGGGCCAGACGTTCCGCGCCAGCGACATGCGCGGCCGCATGGTCCTCCTGCGCATCAAGCACGAAGAGTACCAGGGCAACATCCAGGAGCGCCCGGCCGGCGTCTCGAAGCTGAGCTGACCCAAGGGGACCTCCAATGACCGCGGCCACAAACCTCGTCCAGACGGAAGTCCCCGCGCCGGCCTACAAGCTGGTGGCGGATCAGATCATCGGCATCGCTGCCGCCATGCGTGAGCAGCGCCACGACCAGGAGACCGTTCGCGCGGCCCTGCACGTGTTCGCTGAGGCCAGCCGGGCTACGCCCGGCGGCACCCCAGCGCTTTGCGGCCAGCCCATCTGCGAGCCCAGGCGCTACTAGCCTTGCTTTCCGACCCCGCTTCGGCGGGGTCTCTCCTCGTTTCGCGACGCAACCCCTCACCCAGGAGCCCCGCAATGTCCCTCACCAAGCCCCCATACCGCTACCTCATGATCGACGACTACGCCGGAGTCGAAGGCACCAACGACTCGAACGTGGCCCGCCAAGCCTTCTTCTCGGGAGACAAGGTCGTGCTCGACTGCCTGACCGCCGAGTCCTTCGAGGAACCCGACGAGTCGACGACGGGCGACATCAGGTTCGAGAAGATTCCCGCCGCCTTCGACGCACCCCCGCCTCCCGAGGCACCCTACGGAGGGACCGACTGATGAGTCATCTCATCCCTCTTGCCCAGATCACTATTGCCCCGAACCGTCAGCGCAAGGTGTGCGACCTGGAGGCCATCAACGAGCTGGCCGAGTCCATCGCCACGAAAGGCCTCTTGATGGCCCCCC